GCTGTTGCGGGCTTAGTAGACTTAACTGTGATTTCTCCGTTTGGAACTGCAACAGCGCACGGCGCATTTACTTATACTTAATAAAAACAAATGGCAGATCAGTCGATAACGCAGCTGCCTGTTGCGATCACCTTAACTGGTAACGAACAGGTACCGCTGGTACAAAACGGAGTAACAAAGCAGGCGTCTGTATCACAGATTGCCAATGCTGCGTCGCCCGGCAAACTGATCACTACAATTGTTTACGTTCCATCGAATGGCGATTTAGTAATTTATTACAGCGATGGCACACAACAAGTTATTGGCCCTATTTCTGGCTGGTCTGGTTATAGTGGATACTCTGGTTATAGCGGCGTAGGTACATCGGGTTTTAGCGGTGTATCTGGCTACAGTGGTTTTTCTGGTACTTCTGGATACAGCGGTAAATCAGGAACCAGTGGTTTTTCTGGATACTCTGGTATCAGTGGCGCGTTTGGTTATTCAGGTATTAGTGGATATTCTGGATATAGCGGCATATCAGGTTTTAGTGGCGTATCGGGTCTTTCTGGATTTTCTGGTATCTCTGGCTACTCAGGTTCTGGTGTATCTGGTTATAGCGGTTATAGTGGCTGGTCTGGCATCTCTGGCTACTCTGGTATCTCTGGTATATCAGGTTACAGCGGGTATAGCGGAACATCTGGCTATAGTGGTGTGTCTGGTCTTTCTGGTTTTTCAGGCATCTCTGGCTATAGTGGTTCTGGCGTGTCAGGCTACAGCGGATACAGCGGTTGGTCAGGGATTTCTGGCTATTCAGGATACAGCGGTATCTCTGGCTACAGTGGATATAGCGGTATTTCGGGCTATAGCGGCGTTTCAGGCCTTTCTGGCTTCTCAGGCATATCTGGGTACTCTGGATCTGGAATAAGCGGCTATAGCGGCTATAGCGGGTATTCTGGCACATCTGGTTATTCTAGTTTTAGTGGCTATTCTGGCTACAGCGGTATCTCTGGTTACAGCGGTATCTCTGGTTACAGCGGTATCTCTGGTTACAGCGGTTCCGGAATATCAGGTTACAGCGGCGCAAGCGGTATATCAAGCAGTTATTATTTTTATAAAGCAAATACTTCTGCTACCAGCGGTAACCCCGGAATAGATTATTTGTTGTGGAACAACGCCACACAAACAAGTGCAACACAATTAAACGTCAGCACAACGGCAGCAAATGGTGTTGACATTAGCGTATTTTTGGCTTTGCTTGCAACGACTGAAGAAGTTGTTATTCAAGATCAAAGCAACAGTGCTAACCAACAAACTTGGATTATCACTGGAACCCCAACAAACGCTGGTGGATACTATACAATCCCCGCTTCATTGGTAAGCTCTTCGGGTACAGGCACAACCGGATTTGCAAACAATTTACCAATCATTTTTGCCATTGCAAACGGCATAAGCGGTTTCTCTGGTTTTAGTGGTTTTAGCGGATACAGCGGAAAATCAGGCTACAGCGGCATTTCTGGTTATAGCGGATATTTTGGTATCTCTGGTTACAGCGGCATATCTGGCTACAGCGGATATTCTGGTATCTCTGGCTACAGCGGTTACAGCGGTATCTCTGGTTACAGCGGTATCTCTGGTTACAGCGGTATCTCTGGTTACAGCGGTATCTCTGGTTACAGCGGTATCTCTGGTTACAGCGGTATCTCTGGTTACAGCGGATATTCTGGTATTTCTGGTTACAGCGGATATTCTGGTATCTCTGGCTACAGCGGTATTTCTGGCTACAGCGGTATTTCTGGCTACAGTGGTATCTCTGGTTACAGCGGTTTTAGCGGTATCTCTGGTTACAGCGGTATCTCTGGCTACAGTGGATACAGTGGTATTTCTGGCTATAGCGGTATCTCCGGCTACAGCGGCATCTCTGGTTACAGTGGTGTGACTCCAACAGCCATATCCGTAACCACCACCAGTACCCTAAACCCCGGATACGTTACTTTTGTTTCTGGAACAACAGGCAGCCAAGCCCCTTATGTAAACACTGGCTTAACATACAATTCCGTAACTAACGCCTTTACCGGCGGGGTGACAGGCGGAACATTTTAGTAATATAATATAAGTTCGTATGAACTTTGAGGACAATATGAAATATAGCATTGTAATACCAACTTACAATCATTGTGAAAAGTATTTAAAGCCGTGTGTGGATTCAATTGTTAAGTATACCAACTTAGAAGACATTGAATTAATTATATCCGCAAACGGTTGTGTAGATAACACAAAAGCATACTTAGATTATTTGGCAACAGCAGTGCCCAATTTAAAAGTGGTTTGGTCAGACAAAGCACTTGGGTACTCAGGAGCAAATAACGCAGCCATTAAGGTTGCAACATGCAACAAAATTGTTTTGTTAAATAACGACACTGTTTTGTTGGAACAAAATCAAAACCAGTGGCTTGACATTTTAGACAGGCCATTTGTTGATCCAAACTGTGGAATCTCTTGCATTATTAAAGGAAATTCTGAACCAGCGGGTCGTGATTTTGCAGTGTTCTTTTGTGTTATGATTCACCGCAGAGTATTCGATACAATCGGATTACTAAACGAAGAGTACGGCGTAGGCGGCGGAGAAGATACTGAATTTTGCATTGAAGCTGAAAAAGCTGGCTTTAAAGTATTAGAAGTGTTTGAAAAGTTGTGGGATGGAACGCAATATACAGGCGGCTTTCCAATCTACCACAAAGGCGAAGGCACCATGCACGACGCCAATTTAGTACAAGGTTGGGACAACATCTTTTTAATTAACTCATTAAGGTTAGCTAAAAAGTACAACACAGAATGGTACCGCTGGCGCTTATCAAACTTTTGGGAACGCGCAGTATTTCTAAAAGGCGATACGGTATACCCACGCGAAGTAACAAGATACAACTGGGCAGCAAAAAATCTGCTCGGTAAAAAAATTTTAGAAATTGGTTGTTCAAATGGTTATGGTATTCAATTTTTTCCAAAAGACATTGAGTATACCGGCGTAGACTACGACCCAATCATTGTTGAAGTTGCTAAAGAACAAGACTGGGGGTACAACGCTAAGTTTGAATGGTGTGACATCAACACCTACGAGCTAGAACAGTATGACACCATTGTGGCGTTTGAAGTAATTGAGCACCTTGACACCGGCATGGAGATTGTTGAGAATCTTAAAAAGCACTGTAAGCGTTTGTTGATTACTGTGCCAATGAATGAGCCACCCGGATTTTGGGGGCCACATCATAAGCTGCATGGATTGAACGAACGTCACTTTTCGGGCTTTGAGTTTAATTACATCAACGAGCACGGCGAGATTACAGATGTACCACAAAAGATTGACGCGTCAAATCCTTGCAACTTGATGATTTGTCGGTGGACTGCAAGTGAGTAAAGTTCTCTGCTCCGTGGCAACACGCGGGAGGTACTTTACAACACTGCCACTAGTATTAAACGCTATTATTAACCAAACCAAACCAGTAGATAAGCTGGTTGTGTTTGATGATAATGACAAGCCACAAGACATGCGCAGTGAGATGATTTACCAATACTTTTTTCAAATGTTAGATGCAAAAGGTATTGCATGGGAGTGGCAGTACGCTGATAAAAAAGGTCAGCACCACATCCACCAACGCGCAAATACGATGGGCTACGATTGGGTTTGGCGTTGTGATGATGACGCAATACCGGAAGCCAACGTGCTTGAGAATTTGTATCATTGGACACAAATCTGGCCCAATTTAGGTGCTGTAGGTGGTTCGGTGTTAACCCCGCCATATATGCCAAACACCGGAAATGTTACCGGTAAGATTGATAACATTGATAGTGAGCCCAACGTGCAGTGGGGCAAGATAGCAACAGCAAGAGAAGTTGAGCATTTACATTGCACCTTCTTGTATCGCGCTGGTGTGCAAGATTATAATTTGGGTTTGTCCCGAGTGGCGCACAGAGAAGAGACGCTATTTACTTATAACTTGCACCGCAGAGGCTACAGCATTTTAGCGGTACCAGATGCCGTAACATGGCACATGAAGAACCCACAAGGTGGGATTCGCAGTGAAACAAGACGCGAGATGTATGATTATGATGAACAAATTTTTAGGAATGTTTTGCAGTATCGTGATAAGACCATTGTGGTACTCAATTGCGGTCTTGGCGATCACATTGTATTTAGTCATGTTTTGCCTGCAATACGTAGCCCTGAAGTTTTTACATGCTACCCTGAAGTGGTTCCCGGCAGATCAATAGCGCAAGCAGAGAAGTTATTTGGTGACATTGGCCCGTATAACATATACGGCAAAATGGATCAGTGGAAATGGAAAGGCAGTTTAGAAGACGCGTACAGGAAGCTATACACATGATTATCATAGCCCCGTATGCACAAAAACTGCGCAATGGTAAACAGAACCCAAAGAACTATCCTTACTGGGAAGAATTGATTAGTCAGATTGACAAGCCAATTATCCAAGTAGGAATAGAAGGCGAAAAGCAACTGGTACCAGACTTTAGAAAAAACTTGCCAATAAGCGAGTTAAGACAGTTGCTTAGGGAGTGCAAAACATGGATTGGCGTTGACAGCTTTTTTCAACACCTTGCGTGGGATGAAGGCAAAAGTGGAATAGTGTTGTGGTCAGTATCAGATCCTTTTATTTTTGGCCACCCAGAAAATATTAACCTACTAAAAGATCGGTCAACTTTAGTAGAAAACCAATTCCTATGGTGGGAGTTTGTTGAACATAAAAACGACCGATTTGTAAAACCAAAAGAAGTATTAGCATACCTTAATAAGGAATAAATATGGCAGCTACGGGCTACACACCAATTTCGTTATACTACAGCACCACAGCGGCTACAGCGCCGTTGGCCGCTAACCTCGTCAATGGTGAGTTGGCAATCAACATCACCGACGGCAAGTTGTACTATAAAGAC